AAAGCCCACGCAGGAAACTGACGAGAGATGATTTCCGATTTACCGTGCTGAGGAGGCATAAAAACCATAAGATTTTTAATTTTACCCTCTAATAGCATTTGGCAATGGTCGGCGATAATCTTATGAAACCACTCTAATTCATACTTAGAGTTTGCATAACCGAGAAAACGAGAAAATGAGGTTGGAGCTTCGAGCCTTAACTTCTCTTGCTTCAATCTCATCAATTGCTGTTTTATCTCGATAGGCGATAGTTTCATTATTTATCTAACTTTTCAAGTCTCTCAATCTCTGCGTTAATCTCTTCAAGAGTCATCGGTTTATCATCTTCTTTCTTGACTATAATATCACTCTTCTGTCGGTTCTGATAATGCTCAGGGTCGAGGTTAGTAAGTAGGAATATAGCCGCTCCGACATTCGCCTGTATGTGAATTTTCTTCTTTTTCATCTTTACAGGGATAGGCTGACCTGTATTCGGGTCAGGTCGGAACTCCTGCTCAGTTTCTTCTCTATCGTATCCCTTTGCCGCCTGAGCGAGAGATACAGCAAGGTCGTGAGTGAGGTTCTGCTTGAAAACAGCCTTTGCTCGAATGACCGCCTCTTTGTACTGAGGCTTCTTCATCCATAGGCGATGCGTTTTCTCATCGATACCCATTTCCTTGCAATACTCTTTCAGCATTGCACCTCCGTAGTCTATTAAACCGTGCGTGGTAATCCAAGCCTCGCACTCTTCAATCTTTGCAGCATTGAACTTAGCCATTATTCAAATCGATTAGTTTATAGAACTCTTTGCGTAGCTCACTATTGAGATTGAATAATCCTGTAAAATGAGCCACCGTCATAGTTCCATCATTTCGTACACCTCGCATAGTCTTGCACATATGAGTACCTTTCATCACGATAGCGAAACCGAGAGCCTCACCGTCCAGAGCATCAGAGAGCATCTTGATAATATCTCTTGCGAGCCTCTCTTGAAGCTGCAATCGAGCTGCACAATAGCCGACTACACGAGCCACCTTTGAGATGCCAAGAATACGCCCCTTAGGGTTCGGGATATATGCAAAGTAGTATTGACCGAAAAACGGTAAGATATGATGTTCGCACATTGAATAGTAATCTCCTTTATCGAACACAATATCAGAGAGTCCGTCCTCATTCTCGAATGTGGTGATTTTCGGCTTCTGAGACTCATCATAGCCTCTGAAAATCTCTTTGAACATTCGCAGAATGCGGTCGGGAGTGCCTTTCAAACCCTCTCGTTCAGGGTCTTCGCCAATTGCTCGAATGAGCGTCTTTATCGCACATTCAATATCTTCTGTGTTTGGAGTGAGAGCTTCCATTTGGGATTTGATTTAATGAAGTTAATAGCCTGAGCGAGTATCTCTGCGTTCTCTTTCTCATCCTTGACATCGCAAGGCTGCACATAATACTCCTGAGCAATGATATTGTCATACTTCGACATATCCTGACCTTTCTTCACAACGACTTTCAATTCATCGATGTGGTGCAGCTTAATATCTGCATTCGGGCAGAACTCAAACTTAGGAGAACAGGTAATCCAATCGATGCGAGTCAGGTGGAACTCATCGAGAGGTCTTGTGCCGTTAGTCTCAATCTGAACGAACTTATCAGCACGATGCAATTTCTCAATGAAAGAGCCTTTGAGCTGCAAGAGTGGTTCGCCACCTGTAATCACGATGTGTTTTGCAGGATATTTTGCGATTTCCTGCATTATCTCGTCTTCGGTAAGGTCTTTATAAGGCTGATGCTCTGTATCGCAAAATTCGCATCTTAAATTGCATCCTGATAAACGAATAAAGACGCTGGGCGTTCCTGTAAAACGCCCCTCGCCCTGTATCGAGTAGAAAATCTCATTTACCCTCATAGCTCGTCCTCCGTTGAATTATCCTTAACATAGACTGCGATATTGCCCTCGCTCTCTTGAACTCGTGCCTTGTAGCACTCAGGAATTTGCTCAGTTACCCACTTAGCGATATTCTCAGCAGTAGGATTGAAAGGGAGTAGCTCATTAAAGTTACCGTGGTCGAGCTTTGAATGGATTTTCTCTTTGATATGCTTGAAATCGCATACCATTCCGTCTGCGTTCAGCTTCGGAGCTTTGCAGAATACCGTGATTATCCAATTATGACCGTGCAAATTCTCGCATTTACTCTTGTAGGAGAGAGAAAGTCGATGACTCCCTGCTATCTCCATTCGTTTTGATACATAGAACATAATTATTCGCTTTTATTGTTAGAAAATCTCGTGAAATAATAGAATACGGGCGTATCAAGAAGTGCCATTACGACCTTGAATAGATATTGCCCGAGTATCATCAGGATAGTAAGTTTCACTCCTCCGTCTTGCCAAAGCCAACCAAGACCAATACCGAAAGCGATAGTGATATAGATTGCGGTATCGATGACCTGAGATGTAATCGTTGAAGCATTATTCCATACCCAACGATATTGAGGATTTCCCGAAAACTTATCTCTGATTTTATGGAATATCCAAACATCCCAAGTCTGAGAACATAGATACCCGACCAAAGAACCGATAACGAAAATAGGAGTTTGACCGAGAAGCCTGTTATACGCATCCTGAGTCGCTGCATCATAAGCAGGGAGGTATTGAGTTGCTATGATGAGAAACAATGCGAGGAACTGAGCGAAAAAGCCTCTCCATACAGTTTTATTCGCCTCTGCCTTGCCCCATATCTCGCCGATAATATCGGTGCAGAGGAAAGTCAGGGCGTATGTGAGTGCTGCACCCGGAATGAGAACAGGAGAGCCGCCGATATACAGACCTGTGTTGATAACCTTTGCTGTTACCACATTGGCGATAATCAGGCATACAACAAACACTACATTGATAGCGATGAGATTTGAATTAGTCTTCTTCATAGTTGGTCGGGTCTTGTATTCCTGCATCTCTGAGAGCCTCCTTGCGTTCAATGCAAGTGCCGCACTTACCGCAATGCTTTTCGCCTCCCTTATAGCACGAATAGGTTAATGAATAATCAATACCGAGTTCTTTGCCTATCTTAGCAATATCAGTCTTCGAGATTGATGTATAAGGAGCATCAATAGTGATACCCTCATAAGTTCCTGCCTTGATAGCCTCACACATCGGCTTGATGAAATCGGCTCGACAGTCGGGATAAATCGAGTGGTCGCCGAAGTGATTAGCGATAAGGATTGATTTCAGACCTCTGCTCTCAGCGATGCCACAAGCGATAGAGAGCATTATTCCGTTGCGGAAAGGCACAACGGTAGATTTCATATTATCATCAGCATATCCACCCTCAGGGATTGCATCTGCACCCTCTAAGAGAGATGATTTGAAATGCTTACTGATGAAGTCGAGAGGAATAATAAGATGCTCGATACCGAGTGCCTTACAGTGATGAGCTGCAAATCCTATTTCTCGCTTATTGTGATTGCTCCCATAATCGAAGCTTACAGCGAGGGCGATATTCTCGGACTTCTCATAGAGAAGAGTTACCGAGTCCATACCTCCCGAAATGATTATAAGTGATTGTTTTTCCATTATCTCAAACTTTTTATGTTCATAAGCTTTAAGAGTGTTAAGCTCATTTTTTCTATTCCGATGCTTTTTATATAGCAGACGGAATTAGAGGAATTTTTCTGCGTATTTACTGAATTTCACCCACTCATTGAAGTTGTTTACAGCTCCCTCTCTCGACTTCAAGCGACAGCCATCTTTCGAGAGTTGTTCCATAAGACCTGTATTCGGATTGAACTTATAGAGATAGCCGCCTCTATTGCCATAGAGCCACGCAGTGCTATCGACTGAGTCAAAGTGATATTTCCTCAGATTGGCAACGGTAGTATATCCCAGACCGTGAATTTTCGCACCGTGCTTGTGTGCCTCATTGATAAACCAAGGAAAGGCTTTCTCATAGATATTGCGAGGGATTTCCTTTGTTACGATGCCACCGAGAGCGACATACGGATACTCCTCACACATCTTGATAAAATAATCTTTACCTCTGTTTTTATGCCATACAGGGATAGGCTTCTTCTTTGTCAGGTTTTCGAGTTTCTTTCTGAGTCTTTCAACCTCAGGCAATCCCACTACACTATCAATATCCAACTCGAAGAAGAGTTTTATATCGTAGCGATTGATGAACGCAGCATATTCTTCAACATACTTATCCCAATCACATTCGCCCTTATGACTGCCCGACATAAAGGTAAAAGCTCCGCTATCGAGGAGGAACGAGCCAAAGTATTTAACAAGAGACATAAATTGCTCGTTCTTTCTCAGGTAATAGAAACTTTCGAGGATATTTATCTCTTTGAGAGCATCAGCACCCTCGCCGACAAAGAAATCAGTTCCAAAGAGAGACTCCCTAAGGATTTTCTTTTTATTGTTATCTCCTGCGATAAATACTTTCATTACTTCTACTACTTCGCTTCTTGATTTAGGGTCTGCTAAAAAAATCTTCATAGTTCTTTGCCAAAAGTCTCTGAGGTTTCCCGAAATACCGCCTGCTAAAAATATCCGCATAGCTACTTAATTTTGATACCCTCATATTCAGCAAGAGCCGCCTCAATTAGAGTTTTGATTTCGTCCTTTTGGTCGGCATACTCATCAGGAAGTGAAACCGTAATCTTTTCGCCTTTATCTTTCTCTGCGGCTTTGTCGATATTATCAAAGAACTCATCGACATTGATTTCACTTTCCATAATAGGCAAATCAATACCCCAGCTCTGCAATGCCTCTGTTTCCCATTCATTAGCCAGCATTGACCATTCCCAACGACCAAAGGAGATATTATCGAGAGCAACATATGCTTTCAGTCGCTCGAAGCTCGTTCCTTTCGGGTAAATGATACAGGGAGCAGTCTTGAAGCCGAGTTCTTTCATCGCTCGGTATCTCATATTTCCTCCGATGATGATATAGTTACCATTTTCGAGAGGATAGACTTTCAGCATATTGTATTTGAGAAACTCAGGATATTGCTGAATGTTCTGTTTCAAGAGTTCATACTTCGACTCTAAGATTTCACGAGGATTTGCGGGCAGACCTTCGAGCTGCCCCTCATTCATTTCAAGCTTTGAAAGCTCGATGCTCAGGATAGTTGTATCTACGACGTTCCCTGCATTTTCATTAGTTCCTTTGCCCATTTCGATATAATTTATAAGTACTTACTCCGCAAAGGTAATAAAAAAGAGTGCTTTTTAGGCACTCTTTTAGTCGAAAAAAAAGATTTTACCGCAAATAAGTATTGATTTCGTCCATAAATTGGTCAAATGACCGAGCAATGACATACTTAAATCCTGCCTCTTCGACTGCTCTTTGCCATTTCTTTTGAGATGGCTGCTGTTTGCCTTTCTCCCATTTCATTTCAATACAGAGACCGTGATAATGCTTAGAGGGGAAGAGTAATATCAGGTCAGATACTCCTGCAGTTGTTCCCTCTGCTTTCATTATCGCCGCCTCGACTCGCTTTCTCGCACCTCCATTCGGAACTGCAAATAATAACAAAGCGAGCTTCGGATATTGAAGCCTGAACCACTTAACGCAGTTCTGTTGCAAAACGCTTTCTAAGTGCCTCATAAGTATCTCAATTTATCAGAAAGGCAAATCATCTTTCGGCTCAGGAGTAGGATAACCACCGTAACCGCTCGTATTTGCGATATTTTCTTGCGTATTTTGCGAGTTCGGAGCTGCATCAAGCATTTGCATTACTTCGCCCTCAATCTCTGTTATATAACGCTTAGAGCCATCCTGAGCCTCATAAGAACGAGTCCTCATCTTACCCTGCACATATACCGAGCTACCTTTATGCAGATATTTCTCGGCGGTCTCGGCAAGTCTGCCCCATAATACGACATTATGCCATTCTGTTTTATCGGGGATTACCGTTCCGTCTTGCTTTTGAAACCCTCTCTCTGTTGTGGCGACAGAGAAGCTCGCTACTTTTTTACCTGTTTTCGTCATCGCTACCTTTGGACTATCTCCGAGATACCCTGCAACGATTGATAAATTCACTGATGCCATTTACTTTGTACTTTATTGCTATTATGTATTATTTTATATATTTATTATTATATTATCTACTTATAATCGATAGTAATAGGTCAATATCGAAAATCTGTAAAGTGAATTATTACACCTCTGAAAACCTTATCCTCTTTCGGTTCTCGCCCAAAGAACCATTCTTTGAAATCAGGTATCGAGAGACCGTCATTTTTGGCGATTTCGTAGCAATCGGCATCAAGCCACTCTCTACCGTCTATCTTCGCTGTTATCGTATCATTATCGGCGTGATACTTCAACTCTATACGCTGAATGCCGATAGGCTCAAATATCCGCTTGATTTCGACCTGAGGCGAATTATAAGGCTTTGCCGACCATTGACGAACCGATAGATAGAAATTACCTCTTTCGATTTTCTCACTATTCAATTTCCATAGGTCATAATTCTCACGAATAGTATGAATTTTCTTGCCCTGAGCGAGCTTCTCTTTGAACCCTGTCGGCTCGCCTCGTTTGCTATGAGTGGTAGGAAATACCCTCGACAGTGTTATGATGATTTTCTTTTTCATTTCGAGTTATTTTGATTGATTTTTACATTATCAGGTATAGGATAGAAGCAAGGACATTCTTCTGTTTCCGCATCATATACCGCACCTGTAAAAGATGCAAGTTCATTTATCCCTGCCTCTTTGCGTTTATTCCATTCCAAGAATAGATGATACCTGAGGCAAGACTTATTTATCGGACATAAATAGCCGCTACAATGAG